AAGAAGAAAAAACCATTGTTTATTTGGAATAATACAGGCATCGGAAAATCCGTGATGGTCAGGGAAACTGCGATTCAGATAGCAAAGGAGAAAGGTCTCATATATAATGAAGATATAACAAAAATAAATGACAAGGGGAATTTTTCAGTTGTTGATGTTCGTGTGTCCCAAATGGATATATCAGACATAAGGGGATTGCCGAAATTCGATGAGGAAACAAAAACGACAAGATGGTATTACCCGAATTTCCTTCCGAAGAATTCACAGGGTTTAATCTTTCTCGATGAACTGAATTTGGCTTCGCCTATGGTACAGGCATCATGCTATAGCCTTGTGTTGGACAAACGAGTGGGCGACTATTGTTTTAGTAAAGATACTAAAGTTATGACAGAAAATGGTTTAAAATATTTTTTTGAATTAACAAAGGATGATAAGATAATGACATTAAACCCAATTACGCAAAAAATAGAATATCATAAATCAGATGAAATTATAATTTTGGATTATGAGGGAAAAATGTATGAATTTACAGGCAATTGTATTAATTTTCTAGTATCGCCGAATCATAATGTTTATATGAGAAGGAATGACACCACAAATAAAACTTTTCGTTTTATGAAAGCTGAAACTCTGGCAAAAAGGGCTACAAATCATTATGAATCAAAAAAATATGGTGATTGGAAAGGAATTAAAAGGGAATATTTTATTGTTCCTTTGCCCAAAAAACTGAAAATGAATTTAAAAAATTATGAAAAAGCTAAAAAATTATATGAAAGTGGTTTGGGAAGTGTTAAAATAAGTAGAAAATTGAAAATACGATTATCATTAATAGAAAATTGGATTTATTATAAACGCAATCCAGCTAACAAATGTAATTCAAAAAATAAATTTAAAATAGAAGATTGGATGGAATTTTTGGGTTGGTTTATTTCAGAAGGTTGTATTGTTAGAATTAAAAAACATAGTTATCGAATTTGTTTGTCTCAAAGCAAAGGAAAAAATAAGGAAAATTGCGAACAAATTAAAAAATTAATAGAAAGGATGGGATTTAGATTTAGACAAAATGATAGTAGTATAGAATTAAATTCTTATGTATTATATCAATATTTACAGAAATTTGGAAAGTCAGTAGATAAGTATATACCATCATATATCAAAAATCTCGATAGAAAATATCTTGAAATATTACTTGAAACGCTGATAAAAGGTGATGGTTGTATAAAATCAAAAAGATGTAAAGTATATTATACAATATCAGAGAAATTAAAAAATGATTTTATAGAAATTGCAATCAAATGCGGTTATGGGATAACATTTTCAAAGAAAAAAAACAATCTGAATTCATCTATATGGTCGATTTACATAACTAAAGAAAAAACACCAGTTTTCAAAAATATAAATATAATAGATTATAACGATAAAATTTATTGTGTCAATGTAAAAAATCATATAATAATGGTAGAAAGAAATGGAAGAATGGGATGGTCTGGAAACTGTTTACCTTCTAATTGGGCAATAATAAGTGCTGGAAACAGATTAGAGGACAAGGCAAATGTTTTCGAGACTCCCGCTCCTCTCAACAATCGTTTCATCCACATAGAACTCGAAGTCCCAAGCGTTGATGATTGGGTGGACAATTTCGCAATAAGGAATAAGATAGACACACGCATTTCGACCTTTTTGAAATTCAAACCAGTCCTCTATAAATTCGATAAGAATGTGAAGGACAAGGCTTTTTGTACACCCAGAACTTGGGCGATATGCTCGGAAATGATTTCCGACAAGGAAACGAGGGACTTGGACACCATAAACATTCTTGTCGCATCATGCGTTGGGGAAGCCACTGCCATCGAGTTCACGGCGTGGCTCAAGCTGTCCGAAAAGATTGACATAGACGAGATTCTGAAAAATCCGCTGGAAGCGAAACTTCCCAGAGAGATAGACATGACTTATGCCATGATTTCGGGGATTCTTGAGCATTACAAGAAGGATAGGAAGCTGATGAAACCGATTATCCAGCTTGCAACAAGGCTCACGCCAGAATTCGCCGTTATGATGCTGAAACTGGTGAAGACCCATAATACAAGGTTCGTGGAAGAGGTCGTGAACCTTCCAGAATGGAAGAAGGACTTGGCAAAGAAACTGCAACCTTACTTCAAGGATGAGGTTGATTGATATGGCAGATAAACGTGACATGAGAATAAAGGGAAAGAAAATAAAATCGCCAAAAGTAACTGAAAATTGCATAAAAAATGGTCATAAATGCATGACTTGCAGGGAAAAAATGAGATACATAAACAGGTCTCTATTGCAAATAATAATAAGATATTTGAAACGCCATCCGAAAGCAAGCGTCCAAGAATTATCAGAGATTTTGGATTATCCAAAATATACCATAGAATATGCTCTTGAAAAACTTGAAAGAGATGGGTTAATAGAAAAGGAATGATTAGTATGATAAAATTATCTTCGGAAGACGTAGCAAATATTCACAAATTGAGAAAGGAAGGTTTCAATGGCAGGGAAATAGCTGAAAGGATGAAAGTAACACAGAAAACAGTATGGTATCATCTGAATCCAAATATTAAAAAATGTCAAAGAGAATGGAATAGAAGGAAACGTGCTACAGATGAAAAATACAAAAAGAAAGAGAATAAAAGGTGTAGAGAATATCAAAGAAATAGAAGAGAAAGAGACCCGACATGGAATGCGAAAAGGCAGAAGGAATTCCGAAAAAATCATCCGATTAAATTCTATATTATGATGGCTAGGTATTATCTTCGTAAACTCTCGAATGAAGAAATCAAAAAAATATTGAAGGAGATTGGCTATGACCGATAATCTTTCAGCCGAAGACAGGATTAGGAAGGTGAGGATTTCATTCTTGCGGGAAAATCCATTCTTCGCAAACATTTCCCTTTACCTGAATCTGATAGAAACGAAGAATATGTCGATGCCGACAATGGGCATTGATTATGAGGGAAATCTCTACTTCGACCCTGATTTCGTGAAGGGTTTGACATTCAGCGAGTTAAAAGGTGTGATAGCACATGAAACTCTGCACCTCGTTCTCTTCCACCTTTTGAGGAAGGGAAGTAGGGATAAGGAACTATTTAATGTCGCCTGTGATTTTGCAATTAATTTAATCCTTCAAGAACAGGGATTCAGGCTTCCGCAAGGCGTTCTGATGTGTGATGAATTCAAGGATATGTGCGCCGAGGAGATTTATGACAAATTATACAAAATGGCAAAGAAAATAAAAGTTCATATTGATGGTCAGGGCAATGTGACCATCGGAAACATGAGCGGTAAGCAGTTCGACAAGCATTTTTATCCGAAGAAAGGGGAAAATGGAAATGATGGCTCTGGGGGAAAGGACAAGGATTACAAGGGAAAAGGTGAGAATGACAGCCCATTGTCAGAAAGGGAAATAAAGAAATTGGAAGATGAGTGGAAGAAAAGGATAGTCGAAGCTGAAACATTATGTTTTGATGAAAAAACTGAAATATTGACAGAAACAGGTTGGAAATTCATTAAAAATGTAAAGATTAGAGAAAGAGTCGCCACTTTACACACAGCAACAAAAAAATTACAATTTCAACCTGTTTTAGAAATAATAAAGAAAAAATATAATGGAAAAATGATAAGATTACTTGATAAAAATACAGATGTTTTAGTGACACCAAATCATAGATTTTATATATATAGACGAGAAAGGGATTCAATAAAATCATATTTACATAGAAGAGAAATGTTTGTTCATGCCGTTGATTTAAAATGTGATAATGAAATACCAAGAACAGCAAAATGGGATAATAAAAATGATATGGAATATTTTATTATACCTAAATATGAAAATGAATGGTATTCTGGAAGAAATAATAAAATTATAAAAAATGTTAAACGTGAAGAATTAAAAATACCAATAGATATATTTTTAGAATTTCTTGGGTGGTTTATTTCGGAAGGTAATTGTACAGTCAAAAAAAGAAGTGAGAGTCAATCATCAGTAGCAAGAATTACAATTACTCAAGCAGAGGGAGAAAAAATTAGGAATTTAAAAATTCTTTTTAAAAAATTAGGAAAATTGGGCATAAAATATTCTATTAAAAAAAGAAAAGTTCGTAAAAAAAATTATAAAGTAATATATGATTTTAATATAAATAATGTTCAATTAGCAACATATTTTAAACAATTTGGAAAATCCAAAGATAAATATATACCGATTGAAATTAAAAATTTAAAACCAGAAAGATTAAAAATATTATTAGATTCTCTTTTGAATGGCGATGGTTATAGGTATACTAATCATAAATATATAAATGATTCATTTTCATATTATACCACATCAAAACAACTGGCTGACGATGTACAAGAAATAGCTATTAAAATTGGTTATTTTTCACAAATTTATAAAAGAATTTTTAAAAATACTAAATATAATCCAATTTATAGAATCACGGTAACTGAAAATAAGAATTTGCATTGGAGAATTAAAAGTAAGTCTCGTAAAAATAAAAATGAAATATATTATAATGGTAACATTTATTGTGTTTCAGTTCCGAATGAAGTTATTTTGGTAAGAAGAAACGGAAAGCCAATATTCACAGGCAATAGCAAACAAATGGGAAAAATGCCAGCAGGGTTAGAGCGCATGATTGGCACTCTTCTTGAGCCAAAAATAAACTGGAAGGCATTGCTTTATCGCTATGTCACGAATGAAATAATAAGTGACATGAGTTATAGCAGACCACACAAAAAATCCGAGAGTGTGGGTGTCTATCTTCCGCATACGGTCAAGGAGAATGTGGAGATTGCAGTGGCGATAGACTCAAGCGGTTCTATCGATGAAGTCACTACAAATGAATTCATATCCGAAATCGTTGGAATTAGTAGAAGTTTTGCCAATCTCAATATGACACTCATTATTTGCGATGCCAAAGTCCATGATGTTTATGAGATAAGGAATGGGTTCGACCCGAAGGAAATTAAAATCAGAAGCTTCGGGGGAA